TTTATCTGCTTTCTCTTTAAAAGCTATATATCCTCCATCATCAAGCATTTTTTACCTCATTTCTTTTCTCAAGTTCTTCTTTAGTAATTGTCTCTACAATGTGTTTCTTCTTATCTGCATCATAATAACTAACCTCGACTTTATCATAAACTCCTTGATTCTTTTTCTTTAGAGTAAAGTTTCTAATGCGAGGGTCTTTTATACTAAAAATATCGATATTATCATTATCAATTAAGACATCATCATTAAAGACTATTAGCTTATCATCAGTAACTTTTAAACTAAGAGCTGTTTCTGACAGAATTCTTTTTAAAAATCCTAAGTCTGTTTCTCTGTCCTGGTCTAATCTATCAAAGAAAGCATTATCACAATGTAGCTCATAGCTTAACTCATGCTTAGTTGCTATTTTAGATAATAGTTCTGATAGAGTTATTTTCTCCCAAGCTACACTATTAACTTGCTCTCTAATAGTTTGATCAAGAGGTAATGCTAGGCATTTGAGTGAAAGTCTTTGATTATTAAAAGTAGGTTCATCTACATAGAAAATTCCAAGGTCTAAGAACTTAGATATTCCATTTTCATTCTGCTGGATCCCTACTAAGAGTCTTGAATTTTCATCAGGATACCATTCATTAAGCCATCTATAATCTAAGTTTTCCAGGTCTAACTCTAAGTCATCTACAGCATTTTTTGAGTTATCTGTGTAAGTCATTGATGAAATACTAGGTTGTATTTCTTCAGTTATATCTACTCCTTCATAGAAAACTAATATCTTTATATTTCTTGCTATCCCATTTCTATCAGCCTCCTTTTTGCAATAAAAAAAGAGCAGCTTTTACACTGCTCTTAGACTTCAGATTTTATTTATTTCTATTTTTATCCCATTCTGTAACTTTTTCTTGTAAAGCTTTAAACTCTTCTACACTTAAGTCTATTTTTTCTTCTTTTAGATATGATTTTATAGACTCATCATTTATATCTTTTCCTTTTTCTGCTATGTAGTCTTCAAAACCTTTAACTTTTTTAAAGTCTGCATAACTTACTTCATTTGTATCTTTACTAGTGTCTTGAGCTTTCACATTAGCACTTTTTAAATCTAAGTAGTCATCTACTTTAGCTAGAATATCTTTTATTTCTTCCTCAGATTTACTTAGTCTATTAGTTAAAATGTTTAGAACTGTTTGCTTTGCTGTTTCTTCTTTTTCTCCCGTGTCAATTAAATTAGCAACAGCGTGATAATACTCAAGATACAATTCTTTCTCATCTTCAGATGGGATATATGCTCTAGCTTGTGAATAGCTTTCAACATTTTGACCATTTCTAACTATAGTATACCCATGTGTTCCAGATGTCTTATTCCAAAATCTTTGGTCTCCATAAGCCTGGATTACGAAATCTTTCATTCCATCATCAAGATATTTTTTAACATAATCTGCCATTTTTTCACCTATTTGGATATCTGTAGCGTCATCTGGCACTAGAATTTGTATCCAAGTGTCTCCAGTTTTCTTATCTGTAATTACTACAGACATGCTAGAATTATCTTCTTTTACAGGTTCTTGTGGGGCTTCTGTAGCTTTTTCAGATCCACAGCCAATAAAGAAAATAAGTACTAAAAATAAAAATAATTTTTTTAACATTTTTCCCTCCTAATAAAATTATAATACCTATTGTACTATAAGCTATACATAAAATCAATATTGTTACATTATCTTTTCCATGGTGGCAGTTTAGATGTTTCTACAGCACTTGCGATAGGTGTAATTTCAGGTACTATAATAGGTATATTAGAATCGAAAACAGCGATAGATAATAGATTAAGATTAGCTCTCATAAGTTGATGGAAATACTGTTCTGAGCCGTATAATTTATAACTTATCAAGTCCCAAGTATCTCCACTCACTGTTTTATAGACTTTTACTTTTTTCATACTATCGCCGTCCTTCTTTTCTTATTTTGCATTTCTTCAATTACTCTTTTAACTGCTCTAGCAATATCTGTATCACTTCCAGAACCACCGTTAATATTAATATTTATAGTATCTCCACCAACCACAGTTTTTGAATCATTTGAAATACTTCTAATTCTATCTTTTAAAGATGATACTCTTGAAGACAAAGAGCTTCTAGTTTGTGAATTGTTAAGAATTCTAGCTCCACGAGGTAAATTAGCCATAGTAGGAGAATTTACTAAAAAAGAGCTATTATTCATTTCTACAAGTTCAGCACCTCTCTCAGCAAGAGTTGTAAGTCCGCCACCAAAGTAGTTAGTACCTGAGTAGTTTTGGGCTACTTCTCCATCTCCTTTAAACCAGTTAAAAGGATTTAATTTAGAACCAAAGTTTTTAAGGCTTTCCCATTTTTTATTTATCCAGTCAAAGAATCCACTAAAAGCTTCTTTAATCTTGTCTATGATAGCAGTAGCACTATTCTTTAGTCCATTCCATGCATTAGATCCTATTTCAAGTAAAGCATTAAATTTATCTTTTATCCATTGCCATGTATTAGTGAAAGCATTTTTTATAGCCTTCCATACAGCATTTACTCCATTTCTGAACCATTCACATTTTTGATATAATACTACAAAAATACCTATAAATGGTATAAATAGAGCCTTATACTCTTTAATCTTAGCCCATACTTTAGCTCCTAACTCCATTAATGCGTGAAATTTATTTTTTATCCAAGTCCAAGTAGCTTTAAACCCTTCTTTTATAGCTTTCCAAGCTTTATTTACTCCATTTCTAAACCATTCACACTTCTTATAAAGTAGGACAAAAATAGCAATAACCGCTACAATAGCTGCAATGATAAGCCCGACTGGATTAGCTACAAAAGCAGCTTTTAATGCTAAACCAACCATTTTTATAATACCTATGAATTTACCGCCTATAAAAGTTCCAATTTTTACGAAAGTTCCAAAAAGTTTACTAGCTAGCGGAAACATTTTCTTTAAAGCAAAGAATACCCCACCTTTACTCTTGAAAGCACCAAACTTATATAACCAACCTACTCCTTTTGCAAATGGTCCTAATAATAGTTTGTTAGCAACCCCCATTCCTAAATTCATTGCCGCAAATCCAGCAACCATCTTAACTATAAAAGCTACTAGCTTAGGATTTTCTTTTATAAAATTGGCTATCTTACCTGCAAACTCTTTCAATGTATTTAAAGTTTCTTTAAGTTCTGGAGCTATGCTCTTTCCAATATCTGCAAGAGCATTAAAAGCATTGTTCCTAAAAATTTTTAATTGATTAGTTAAAGTGTTTAATCTGTCTTCATATTCTCCATTGACCCTTTCATTTTCTGATACAGCTTGTTTCGCTTTATCTAATTTCTCCTTAACTCCATCTAAGTTTTCCGACAACACTGATAATCCGTTGATTACAGATTTATCACTTCCAAAGATATCACTGATTAACGCTGACTTGTCTTCGACATTAGAGTTTTTAATTTTTTCTAGTACTTTTAAGATAGTTCCCTCAGCATTTTCTGCCATTTCTTTATTTATAGTTCTAGGGTCAAATCCCAATTGTTCTAAAGCAGCTGCTTTATTCTTAGTGTTAGCACCTTGAGAAAGTTCAGAATACAATTTACCTAATACAGTACTTGTCTGTTCTGCAGTCACTCCAGTAGATATAAGAGATGTAGCAAACGCCATATTAGATTCTTTAGATAAGTTTATAGATTTAGCAAATCCTCCAGTTCTTGCCGATACATCTGCTAGTTGTGCAGCTGTAACAGAGTAGTTATTAGATAGCATATTAAGAGTATCCATATATGAGAAAAGCTCATCTTTAGATAAATTTAATTGCTCTTTTGTTTTAGCCAAGAATGTTCCTGCCTCATCTGTAGATATATCAAAAGCTACTTTCATTTTTCCAGCCATATCAGAATAAGCAACTATATCCTCACCTTTTATTCCAGATTGTGCTAAACTTCCTGCTATTTCATTAATTTCTATTTGAGACAGAGGGCCATTCTTAGATAATTCAGCTAAATCATCATAGTATTTCTCTGCTTCTTTACCTAGTATTTTTCTTAAATCCGCTTGAGACTCTTCTACATCCATATAGAATTTAACAGGAATAGCTAATGCTGCTCCTGTTGCAGCACCTCTCCTAAGTTGCTCTCCACCTTTTTTAGAGAATTGGTCTCCCATATCAGATATAGCTTGTGCTTTACTTAGATCCTTTTTCAACTTCTCTTGCTTCTTTAGTTCTTCATTAACTTCTTTTAACTTTTTCTTATAACCTTCTAGCTTAATTCCTTCGTTTTCTAAAGCACTTCTTGCTGCTTCAAAGACATGTTTTTGTCTTTCTTTTTGCTTATTCAACTTGTCTACTTGCTTTTCTGCATTTTTAACTTGCTCTTTAAATTCTGCAGTAACATTATTAGATTTAGCGTATGCTTTTCTTAGCTGTTCTAAATTCTTAGCCGCTTTATTGTACTCAGAGTTAGCATTCTTATATGCTTCTGCAACTTTATCTAAATTCTCTAGTTTTTTTTGTGTTTTTACTAAATCTTCTGTAGAGTCTTTTACTTCATTTAAAGATTTAGCTGCTTTAGATAATATAGCCATTGTTTCGTTTGCTCCAGCAACTCCCATTTGCCAAATTAAGCTCATGTCCTTAGCCATCTACTCCACCTCCTTAATCATCATTGTTCTGTCTTTCTTCCTCTTCTTCTACAAACTTATTTGCTCTAGCTATCCAGTAGTCAAGTTCATATAAGCTACAATCCAACATAGAATCGTAGCTTACATTAACTTTAAAATAATTAAGAACTCTTA